TAATAACATTTAAGGGACGCAATCTTCGTCCCTTTTTTATTAACAAATCATTCTCAATAAGAATGCGTTATTGCGAAAGGCCTAGGCCTCTGTCCCTCGACGGCTTAGCCCAGTTCACAAAGTGTCTACCATTTGCCCCATTCGTGCCCGTGATCGTTTATATTAAAAGAGTCAATCAATGGAGCACTTATGCTTTTTGAAATCATCTCAGACAATGTGGATTTTATGTTCACGGACGTTGAAGAGATCGGCAGCAGTGACATTTCAATCTGCGTGAATCGAATCATTAAGGAGTATTCACCGTTCACCGTAGATTATGCGTCAACGCCAACCCGTCAAGTCATCCGTAGATGCGTCAGGAACTGTCTTGCCAGTTTAAATGATTTACATGAGTGTCAAGTCAGTGAGTATGACACTCTATAAAGTGCACACCAAATCCCCCACAGTGGGGATTTTTTGCTATTATTAAAGAGTCAAAGGAATTAAACCCATGATTGATCCACGTTTTGAAGAAGAAGCACTTTCCATCCTTATGGAAGAGGCATTTTCAGAAACTAAGGAAGAGACCAAATTTGATGTTGATGCGTATTTCAATTCTGACATCGAATATTAAATGCAATCTTTTCCATCCGTCAACCCTATTGATTTTCATATGACAAACTACGATTCCAGCATTTACTCTGAAGTTGAGAAATTCTGTTCAGAGACTGAAATCACCGTTGACTATTTTCTCCAGGAATTCAGTCAGACTGAAAGACCAATTTATGCCATGCGTGGGAGATCCCCATTGAATGACGCATGATTGATCTCTACGAATTACTCACCCCTGAGGAGTTAGAGACCGTTTCACAAATTGCGTTAGAGGCAATGACCCGTGATGGTCTCACCCCGAATGTTTGGGAACTACACATTAAGGCAGAGCTATCCACTTGATAAACTGTCCACCAAACCCCCCAAAGGGGTTTTTTTATGGTTATAATAAGAAGGTAAACAAACGAATCAATTCGTATGCCTGTTAAGTCAACACCTGCTGCAACTCCTACAAAAACACGTAAGAGACGCACCCGTAAGACTTCTACACCCAAGGTCACTGTCACAACCTTTAAAGGTGGCAAGGCAGTCTCAAAAGTAACCACACTTAAGAGACCGTCAACCGCACGTCTTATCAGTCCTCAAAAATACCTTAAGGACATTCAGACAAGGTGGGCGATTCATAACTATGAGATCCAGGAATTACTTCGTGACTTCTCAAAAGGTTTTAAGGCAGTTCAACCCTACCATGCACAGGCAGTCAAAACCGTCAAAGCATGGACAGTTTAGAAACTGACCACCAAACCCCCCACAGGGGGTTTTTTATTGGTATATTATAAGAGTAAACAAAAGGAGCAAACATGCGACTTCAACCAATCGCCTCAAACATGACCCAAGTTGATTTTGACAACGGGTATCAGGTTTTATTCTCATACAAAACACCTGTGGCATGCTTGAGTGATAACGGTTACTACAGAACTTCTAAATTCTGGTCAGTGACAACCTCACGTCATATTAACAAGTGGTTAGATGGAGTGTTAGCAAAGGAGCAACCCCAAGAATTCTTTGATACCATAACCGCTTCGTAAACTGTCCACTAAACCCCCATTAGGGGGTTTTTCGTGTTATATTATAAGAGTGGAAGAGGTTGGCATCCCTGAGACCTTAAGGTCAGACATCTGCTACCTCACCCACAACAAACATTTTTCCTGATTTTGTTATGACAAAAAACCTTCACATTGAGCACCCTGAGGACAGCATCTTGACAGGTGATTTATCTGTTTTAGATGCTTTTTTAATGGAGCAGCATGTCAGCGTCAAGTATGATGGAGCACCAGCCATAGTATGGGGTAAGAACCCAGCTACTGGCAATCAGTTCGTGGGCACAAAATCCGTATTTAATAAGATCAAAATCAAAATCAATGAGAGTCATGAGGACATAGACAGAAACCACAACGGCCAGGTGGCCGAGATACTGCATGAGTGTTTTGATTGTCTCCCTGACACTGATTCTATTATTCAGGGTGATTTCATCGGCTTTGGGGGTGAGGGCCAATATACCCCTAATACAATTGAGTATGATTTTGACATGCACGATGATGGCACCGTTGTTATGGAGAATATTATTGTGGCCCCTCATACTGAATATACAGCCGACTGTGACCTAAGGGATGCAGAGGCCAAACCCCTATTGGAAAATTTGGAAGGAACTGAAATGTGCCTATTCGTGAAACCCCATGCAGGTACGGCTATTGATTCTTACAACCGTTTTGGCAATAAGTTTGATTTTGGCATGTACCTTGGTTTCGTGAGGGCCATGGCTCAGTTGGTGGTGTTCGCATCCGCCAAAGAGGCTAAGAAGATCATGAAAGAATTAAATAGCTATATCCGTGACGGTAAGGAGATAGACCCCGACCAGTTTGACAATCCTAAGCTCATTTCATTTTGGTTGAGCGTTAAGACTTTAAAGATGATAGCATTAAGTCAGTGCCGCCACAGGTGGGGCCCTGACGCATACATTGTAAACCCTGAGGAGGATTCTATTGAGAGCATCGATGCAGAGGGCTATGTCATTCATTCTGACGGGGGTAGCTATAAGTTGGTTGATAGAGAATTATTCTCTTATGCCAACTTCAACAACGTCAAGTGGGCCGCAGACAGTCCAGCAGGTGGCACATAAAATCCCCATTCGTGCTTAAGGCACCTTATAATAAGTACATACACAAAAGGAGTTCCACCCATGGTTCAAACATCAATCAATCTTTCAGACACAAAAACAGACTACAACGGTTGGACAGATTGGACAACTTGGAATTGTGCACTCTGGATCAATAACACCCCTTCACTTTATGGGATTGCTCAGGAAAGCAACAACTATGCAGATTTTCTCTCTTTCCTTGAGGTCGTGGCGGATGATCTAAGCGTATGCGGTGCAACCCCTGACGGTGCAGATTGGGGAGAGGCAGACCTGACAGAAATGAATGAACTAATCACAGAAATCAAGGAGGGTTAAGAAATGAGTTGCATCCAAAACGAAATGATCCTTGAGTCAATTTTTGATGAGGTTTGCGAAGAGTTCCCAAATATGAACGAACAGCAGCAAACCGAAATCACAAAGCAAAGATTTGAGGACATGTGCCAATAAGCAAAGCGGCTGCCATTTACCCAAATGGTGGCCGTTTCGTTTATACTGGCCATATACACAAAACACGGATTTAAATCAATGTTCAAAACCGACGGATCAGTTCACAACTCAGGCATCAAAAATGAGCTTGACACAATCGCATTCTTGAATGAGGCAGGAATTTTCAAGGATGAGGTAAAGCACTTGGGAGGGACTAAGAATAAGGCCGACGCAATGGCAGGGAATGTCCCCATTAGCATCAAGCATAAGAAGGGGCTAAAAAACGGTTCGTTCGATTGGGTCAACACTTCAAAAGTTGATTCATTAGTTGACACTGGCCGCTTTAGTGATTTTCTCTTATTGGTTGACCTTTACAGAAACACCCCTGAGGCAGCCGCTCAGGTTGAGCCTATGCGTTCTGCATTTGCCAACCACTGTGAGAAGGAGCTGGATGGTATCACTTCAGAGAATCTAACTGCATGGCTTCATCAGGTGCTAGTGCGTGACAATGCGGGGATGGTCATGGCGATCAATGACACAGAGTCTAAGGAGCTACACATGGTAGAGGATGCTGGCATTATGTCTGTTAGACTTTTAAAGAATGGCTATAGGGCCGAGTTGGTAAAGGGTAGAGGTAAGAGCAGCCGTAAGGTTGTGTTCAAATCCTTCGGCTCTGAAATTGATACAGGCCTAAGGTTGAGACTGACAAGCAACAACGGCATCAAGGCATTCTTAGGAATGAGCAAAGCAAATAAGAACAGCCAGATAGTTTTGAAGTTGCAACAGGACAACATCAAGGGATTGATTGAGACAGCCCACGGTGTTGACTCAATGCCTTATTAGTTGGTGAATTGGACAGTGCCCCCGATGATGGGGGCGTTCGCCCGTCCCGCGTTTGAAAACGCCTAACTACCCTAACCTACAAAGTGTTACGGAAGCGAGATAACTATTCCTCTTTATATAAAAATTTTTTTCGCTATATAAAAACATATACGATCCCCTTCAGAATGCAAAAAAATTTCGGACATATTTTTTCGACGATAGAGGTCGATTCAGTAACTGGGGAGTATAAAGTGGTTATACCAGAAGCAATAATCAATGAGATGGGATGGTTCGAAGATTCAGAATTGAACTGGAATATTGTAGATAGTGAAGTGATAATAACCGAAGATACCTAATTGATTGACAACGCATATATAAGGTGATATAATTGACTTGAAGGAATTAACACAATTATGGCTAAAGGATTCACGGTGAAGGCAAAACCACCGACTGCACAAAAGCAAGTGCAGGAATGGGATTACGATAAGGCAAAGCAAATAGTAAAAGGAAAATCAATAGTATTTTGCTTGCCTGGCAGAGGAGTTTCATACCAATATCTAAAATCTTTTGTACAACTCTGCTTCGATTTGGTTCAGGCTGGTGCAAGTATTCAGATATCTCAAGATTATTCATCAATGGTGAATTTTGCCCGTTGCAAATGTTTAGGTGCAAATGTTCTCCGTGGGCCTAACCAGATTCCATGGGATGGAAAACTAAAATATGACTGGCAATTATGGATTGACTCTGATATTGTTTTTAACTCTGAGAAATTCTTCCAACTCGTGCTAATGGAAAAAGATATAGCAGCAGGTTGGTATGCTACAGAGGATGGAAAAACAACATCAGTTGCTCATTGGCTAGAAGAAGATGATTTCCGTAACAACGGTGGAGTCATGAATCATGAAACAGTTGAAAGCATCTCAAAGAGAAAGAAACCTTTCACAGTAGATTACACAGGTTTCGGATGGCTTCTTATTAAGAATGGAGTATTTGAAAACGAAGGACTGCCTTATCCATGGTTCGCACCCAAGATGCAAGTCTTCGAGAGTGGCGAAGTACAAGACATGTGTGGTGAAGATGTTTCTTTCTGTCTCGATGCGAAAGAAGCAGGTTTCGAAATCTGGTGCGATCCACGTGTGCGTGTGGGACATGAAAAGACCAGAGTCATATAGTATTCTTATAGATGGGAAGGAGGTATACACAGGCCTCACCCAAGGAGAATACTTCGATATGATGGAGGACTTAGCGATTCAATTCTATCAAACAGGTCTTCCACATCCCGATACTATCAAAACTAAAATTAACACAGAGTAATTATGGCAATTTATTCAAGTACGAATACACTTAAGGAGGCGACACCCAAAAAAACTCGTCAAGGAAGAGGAAAACACTCAAAATATGCACCCACATCCCGCAACTCGGCTCGTAAAAAGTACAGAGGACAAGGAAAATAACCGAAGTGTCTCGAAAGGGGCACTTTTTTTATGGGGAAACGGGTATAAATAATAAAAAACCTTTGTCCAATGGCGATTAAGAGGGTATCTAGGGCATTTAAAGACATTTCGTTGTCTTTTAAACCCCATCCTGTAACAAATGATTTGCAAATATTGAAGAATGCGGATGCAATTCGTAGATCAGTAAGAAATATAGTGCAAACAATTCCTACTGAACGCTTCTTTAGTCCTTTGTTAGGCTCAGATGTCCATAAAAGTCTATTTGAATTTGTAGACTTTGGTACTGCATCTACTATTAAGCAACAAATAGCAATCGCATTAGATAACTATGAACCACGAATAGAGAATGTAGACGTTGGAGTAGATCCTAATAGTGATTCTAATACTTTTAATATTACCGTTCTTTTTGATATTGTAGGACAAGAGTTTCCAACACAAGAATATTCGTTCATCCTAGAAGCAACAAGATAATATGCCTTTTACTAAATTTACAGATCTTGATTTTGATCAGATAAAAACCTCAATTAAGTCATATCTCCGTGCAAATTCTACTTTTACGGACTTTGATTTTGAAGGATCGAACTTTTCTGTCCTTATAGACACCTTAGCTTATAATACGTATATTACAGCATTCAACTCAAACATGGTTGTGAACGAATCTTTCCTAGATTCAGCAACAGTTAGAGAAAATGTTGTATCATTAGCAAGAAATATAGGTTATGTACCTCGTTCTAGGACAGCGGCCACAGCAGAAGTATCATTTGATGTAGGTTTAAACATAACTTCACTTAATTTAACCCCTACAGCAACCATAAAGGCAGGTTTAGTGTGTGTAGGAGACGCAAATAACACCTCATATGTGTTCTCAACGTCGGAAGACATCTCTACACCTATCAAAGAACCCTCTCCAGGCACTTTTGTAGCATCATTTACCAATATTTTGATAAGAGAAGGAACATTTCTCAACAAAGTCTTCACATTTGATGGTTCATTAGACCAAAGATTCATTTTAGACAACCCAAATATCGATACTTCGACCATAAAAGTGTATGTTAAGGGGCCTAGTGATTCACCTGGCTCACTTGGGGTTGAATATTCACTAGTTGACAACATTTTAGACGTAGATGCAACCTCAGAAATCTTTTTAATACAAGAAGTTCAAGATGAAAGGTATGAATTGTTGTTTGGTGACGGAATAATTGGTAAAAAGATAGAAAATGACGCAGTAATTACTGTTCAATACATTATTACTGATGGAGATCAGGGAAATGGAATCGGAAATGGCAATAGTTTCTCATTTTCAGGAAGAATTGTTAATCCACAAGGAGGATCAATCACTCTTACAGCAACTCCTACTGTAGCTACCGTTCAGGCCTCCACAAATGGGTCTGAAATAGAGTCTATTAGTTCAATTAAGTATTATGCTCCTAGAATCTATTCTTCCCAGTACAGGGCGGTTACACCTAGAGATTATGAGGCTATAGTAAAGAAGATTTACCCTGATACAGAGTCAGTTGCAGTCGTTGGTGGTGAAGAAATGGATCCACCAGAGTTTGGTACTGTTACTATTAGTATTAAACCAAAAAATGGTACATATGTATCTGCATTTAACAAAGGTAGGATTTTATCTCAGTTAAAGCAATATTCTGTATCTGGTATTAATCAAAAAATAGAAGATCTTAAGATACTATATGTGGAGATTGATTCTGCAGTTTATTTTGATGAAAATAAGGTTTCTACTTCTTCTGCTCTCCAAACAAAAGTTTCAAATGCATTAACTGCATATGCAGATTCTGTAGATATGAATAAATTTGGTGGTAGATTCAAATATAGTAAAGTGCAGCAAGTAATTGATACTACTGATACGGCCATTACTTCTAATATTACCCGTGTACGTGTTAGAAGGGATTTGAAGGCAGCAGTAAATCAATTTGCTCAATATGAACTATGTTATGGTAATCAATTCCATGTAAACGCATCAGGTAAGAATATTAAATCTACTGGATTTAAAATATCTGGTAATACAAGAACTGTTTACCTTACAGACACTCCAAATTCAGATTTAAAATCAGGTGTTATTTCTATTGTAGAAATATTAGATGATGGAACTGAAAACACTGTTTCTGGTTCAGCTGGAACAGTGGACTATATTAAAGGAGAAATTCTTCTTGGTACAGTAAATATTACATCAACACTTAATGACAGTGGTGTCGTAGAAGTACAAGCAATTCCCGAATCTAATGATGTAGTTGGCCTAAAAGAACTATACCTCAATTTTAGTCTCTCAAAAAGTACAATAAATATGGTTAGGGATGTGATAAGTTCAGGTGATGAAATTACTGGAACTAGCTTTATTAAAGACTTCTATACTTCAAGTTATCTAAACGGAAAATTAATACGAGAGTAATCGGAATATGATCCAAACTGGCATTGAACCGAAAGTAAAGGTTCAGCAAATTATTGAAAATCAGCTGCCTGAATATGTATTGAGTGAAAGTCCCAATGCAGTAGAATTTTTAAAGCAATATTATATTTCTCAAGAATATCAGGGTGGTGTTATTGACATCTCTGATAATTTAGATCAATATTTAAAATTAGATAATTTAACTCCAGATGTTGTTGTAGGACAAACAACTCTTTCTACTGGAATTACTACAAGCAGTGATGTAATTCCTGTTTCTAGTACAAAGGGTTTTCCCAATGAATGGGGATTATTAAAGATTAATAATGAGATTATAACTTATACTGGAGTAACAACTAATAGTTTTATTGGTGCTAAACGTGGTTTTAGTGGTATTACAAGTTATCATCAAGAATTAAATCAAGAAGAATTAACATTTTCTACTTCTAGTACTGCAGATCACTTATCAGGTACTTATGTACAAAACTTAAGTTCTTTATTTTTACAAGAATTTTATAAAAAACTCAAGTTTTCTCTTACTCCAGGGTTGGAGAATGTTGATTTTGATGCAAATTTAAATGCAGGTACCTTTATAAAGGAAGCAAGATCCTTATATAATGCTAAAGGAACAGATGAATCATTCAGAATTTTATTTAATGCACTTTATGACGAAACTCCAAAAGTTGTAAATTTAGAAGAATATCTATTAAAGCCATCTTCAGCTAACTATGTTAGAAGAGAAATTGTAATTGCAGAAGCACTTGGTGGTGATGTTACTAAATTAGCAGGACAAACACTTTATAAAACATCAGATGTTAACACTAATGCTTCAATATCTGAAGTTGAAGGGTTTAGTAGAGTTGGTGTTGCATTAACAACGATTCAAAATTACTATAAATTAGCACTTTTTATTGGTTATGATGACTCTGATTCAACAATTCAAGGTAATTTTGATATTACTCAAGCAACTAGATCTCTTGATAATATCGGTGCTGGTGCATCAGTAATTACTGTTGACTCAACTATAGGGTTTGGCCAAACTGGAACCATCATATCAGCTGGTAACACATCTATTGATTATACAAATAAGAGTGTTAATCAGTTCTTTGGATGTACTGGAATAGGTGTTTCCATCAAAAAAGCAGATGAAATAAGAAGTAATAACACATATTATGGTTATGAAGATGGGGATATTACCAAGAAGGTAGAATTAAGACTTACTGGTGTATTATCAGACTTTGAACAGGTCTCTACAAACCTGAATATTAACGAAGGTGAGATAATTTCGGTCAAAAATGTTGGTGACTTCATAGAAAATCCAGCTATAAACGCATCATTTAAGGAAGTTTTTGCAAATTCTTGGATTTATAACACAAGTTGTAGATATTTTATTGAAGGACAGTCTTTTGCGACTGCAAGTCAATTCACTTCTAAGGCAAAAATTGATAAATCCAGTCTAAAAAAAGGTGATCTTGTTGAAATTGTTCGAAGTGGATCAAATAATGTTGTACCATTCAATAATGGAAACCTAGAAAGTACTATTTTATCAATTGCTGGTGATTATACCATCACCTTATCTGATGCTTTATCTGTAGAAGGTGCAATTGACATTAGAAGGAAACCAAATTATGCAGTTAGTACTGCAGTTCCGTTACAATTTAGTAACATATTGTCCGACACATCAAATTTATACATTAAAGATGATACTGAGGAGGCATATTATGCAGCAAATTCACTCCCATCTGGAAGAGCTGGTGTTACTACCGACTTCTTAAATATTATAACCACTGATGTTAAGTCAGCAACTTCCAGTGGATTGGATGATTTAATAACAAATACATTAGATCAATATAGTACTGTTATATTTCCATCTGCAGTTCCATTCTTTACAGGGGATGAAATATATTATAAGCCAAATGGTGCTCATTATGTTGGATTAGAGACTGGTAGATATTATTGTGAGATTGTTTCTACTGATAAAAAGAAAGTTAGACTATATGGATCTAGAGCATCTATTGAGAGTGCTACTTATATTCCATTACAACCTGCTGGCGGAACACATAAATTTATATTAAATTCCCAGAGATCAGAGGAAATATCACCACAAAAATCACTTAAGAAGTTTTCATTAACATCATCTTCAAATAGAGCAAATCAAACGGAGACAGATCCAGGAACAACTGGTCTGATGATTAATGGTGTAGAGATTACTAACTACAAGTCTGAAGATAATGTTTATTATGGCCCATTAAAATCTGCAAATGTTGTTACTAATGGTAGTGGCTATGATGTTGTTAATCCACCAAATATAGCAGTTAGTGCTGGTGTTGGTACAAATGCTTTAATACAACCAGTAGTACAGGGTTCTGTTACTAAAGTTTATATTGATCCTCAAGGATTTGATATTAATGAAGTTCAAAGTGTTAATGTTGTTGGTGGTAATGGTAATGCAGTTTTAGAACCATTAATTGCTAAGAAGTCAAGAGAAGTTGAATTTGATGGTAGACAAACAGCTTATTCTGGTGGTGTTAATGAAACTGATGATACTATTACATTTTTAACTGATCATACATTCCAGAATGCTCAAGAAGTAATCTATAAGTCTAATGGAAATGAAGGTATTGGTCTTGATGTAGTTACAGAAACTTTAGTTAATAATGCTTCTTATTTTGTTGAAGTAATTGATAATAAAACAGTTAAATTATATGATAGTGCTATAAATGCAATTAATAAAACTAATGTAGTTGGTTTAGGTATTTCTAATACTAGTGGAACCCATAAGTTTTCCACTTTACCTAATCAAAAATCAGTTATTGGTATAGAAGTTATAGATGGTGGAACATTAACCAATAGAAAACTGCATGTTAAACCTACTGGTATATCTACACAATACAATAAAGTAGTATATAAAGATCATGGATTTGGTAATGGTGATATAGTTGAATATACAACTGCTGTAGGTGTGGGTACAACGGTTCCACAAGCAATTACTGGATTAACAATAAGTACAGGAATAACCACAACTGCAAATTATTATCAGGTTCTTAAGGTTGATAATGATTCATTTAGATTAACTAATGCTGGCCTTGGTGGAACAGATCCAACTAATTTCAATAGAGATAACTTTGTTAAGTTTGAATCTGAAGGTAAAGGATTCCAAGTCTTCAAATATCCAGATATTTCAGTATCATTAAAGTATTCTCCTGTAGGATTTGGTACTATTACCCAATCCGTTGAAGAGATGATACTTACTCCTACTGTTACGGGTACTATCATTGATGCTTATTTGTATGAACCTGGTACTGGTTATGGTTCAACTATAATTAATTTTGAAAAGAAACCTACAATAACTATCCAAAATGGTAGAAATGCATCATTAAAAGCAAATATCATTGGTGGTAAACTTGATAGTGTTGATATTAACTATGGTGGTGTAGAATATTATTCAGTACCTGATTTAGAAATAGTTGATTCTACAGGAGCAGGATCTGGTGCTAAATTAAGGCCAATTATAACCAATAATAAAATATCCTCTGTACAAGTTGTTAGTACTGGTATTGGATATTCTGCAGCATCAACTACTGTAAAAATAACTTCTGCAGGTAAAGGTGGTAATATTGATTGTTTTGTTAGACCATTAACGATAGATATGGTTGAGAAGTATGGTGACAGTGAATTATTTGTAGAAAGTGATGATAAGTTAAAATATACAGTTGTTGGGTATGGAGAAACTTATAGAACATCATTTGGTGAAGTTGGTACAGGTATAACCATTGCATCTAAGATTATTGGGTGGGCTTATGATGGAAATCCGATTTATGGGCCTTTTGCTTATTCTAATCCTCAAGATTCTAACTCAACTCCAAAGAGACTATTAAGTGGTTATTCATTAGATGCTTCTAGTGTATTTGATAGACCTTCTACTACAGTATTCCCAGAAGGATTTTTTGTAGATGATAATAAATTTGATGATTCTGGTGATTTGGATGCAAATAATGGTCGTTTTGCAAAAACACCTGAGTTCCCAGATGGAATTTATGCTTATTATGCAACAATAAAGGATAGTGGTGCTCAAAATAAACCACAGTTCCCATATTTTATAGGAAACAGTTATAGATCAATTCCACAAGAACAACCTTTAACTCAGGATTATGATTATGCAACAAATAATCTTATTAGGAATACCTTCCCATATAGAGTTGCTGAGAAGGATATTGATAATGACTTCATTATTGAAACAAATGAAATATCTAATCAGAAGGCAATAATAGAATCAGTTACATCAGGTACCATTGATGAATTAAACGTTGTTGATGCTGGTGATAATTATCAAATAAATGAGGGATTGATATTTAATGAGTCAGGAACAAATGGTGAAGGATTGTCTAGTAAGGTTTCTTCTTTGGTTGGAAGACCTATCGTTGATATACAAACTGCAGTTACAACTTTTGATAATACAATACTGACTTGGAACCCTGATAATGTTCAAGTTAATATTTTACCTCAACATTCTTTAGTTAATCGTGATAATGTTGTTATTTCTGGCCTATCTACAGTTTTAACTGAACTAAATGGAAGATATCAAATTGGTATAGTAACAGCAAGTACTCAAGTAATTGCAGAAGTACCTACAGTAGGATCTCTACCAAATGCAACTGAAATATATGTTTCAACAATACCTGAGTCATTAGGTATAGGTAACAGCATTACAATTGGTGCTGAAACCATGCAGGTTTTAGAAATATATCCAAATGAAAGAATAATAAGGGCTAATAGAGGTTCTACAGGTCTTGTGCACGGTGTAGGTAGTACAATTTCTATAATACCTGATTCATTTACTATTCCTAAAACTGTACCTTATTTTGAATCAGCAATAAACAATATTGCATATTTCAATCCAATCAAGGCTGTTGGTTTTGGTGTTACACCTGGTGTCACCCATACATCAACATTTGGATTTGGAAGTACTACAATTACAAGAAGTATTCCAACTCAAACAATTTATATACCAAATCATAAGTTTAAAAATAATGAATCAGTAACTGTTTCAGTTCCTGGTGGAGCAGCACAAATATCTATTGCTAATAGTTCTGGTACTGTTAGTTATAATTTACCACAAGAAGTATATGTTACTAATAGAGGTAAAAATTATGTTGGAATAAAAACTGGTGTTGGTATAGGTTTCTCAGATGTCTACTTTACTGGTGGTGGTACTAACTATAATAATTATTTAATTACTACTAAATTTGAGCAGGTATTAGCAAAGACACAAAAAATTAATTCAACAGTTTCTATTTCTACATCATTTACTCATGGGTTAGTTGTAGGTGATCAGATTGATTTGAATGTTAAATCTAATCTTTCAGTTGGTATAGGAACATCCACAGGTGTAAGACTTAAGAGAAATGCAGATACTGGAAATATTTTAGTTAATCCCATTAGTTTTAATAATACTGGTATTAATTCAATAACTAATGAAATAACTTTAAGTGAGCATGGATTAGAAACAGGAGATAGAGTTTTCTATGAGGCCAATGATGTTGCTAGTGGATTATCAACTGGTGGTTACTTTGTATTTAAAGTTGATGATGATGTTATTAAATTAACCGAATCATCTAAAGATGCTTATACCAATCCACCTATTGTAGTTGGAATGGCTGATACTGGAGGATCTATACAATCTCTTTCTTTAATAAATCCATCCTTATTTACTGTTGGAAATAGTGATTTAGTATTTGATATAGTTGATCCGTCTTTAGAGGGATATGATCTTAAGTTCTATTATGATAATAAGTTTAAAAATGAATTTGTTTCTACTGGATATACAGGTGCGGCTGCGTTTACTATAACAGGTGTTGGAACAGCTGGTATTGGTACCCTTGCAACTAGGACTTTAAATTATGATAGTATGCTTCCATCTGAGTTATATTATAACTTAGAGAAGGGTGGATTTATTAGTACCGCAGATACTCAAGTTGAAAAATATTCATTAATTAATTTTGCAGATAGTTTATATAACGATAGGTACAATGTTATTGCTACAGGATCTACAACATTTGATATTTCTTTAAGGCAAATTCCAGAAAGATTGGATTATTCAAATGAAACTAGTTCTTTAGAATATACTACAACATCTCTAACAGCATTTGGTGGTGTTGACCAAGCAGACGTTAACTTTAGTGGATTTGGATATAAGAGATTGCCTAATTTTGTTGGTATTGGTACTACCACCACAGGATCAGGTGCATATATTATTCCTGCTTCAAAATCAATTGGTAATGCAAATCAGGTAAGAATTATTAATGAAGGGTTTGAATATTCTTCAGATAAAACTTTAAAACCAAATGCATTTATTTCACCTTTAATTGTTGTTGAAAATTCAAATACAATAGGTGTGGTTACTGTTACTGATGGTGGTGATGGTTATCTATCTGCTCCAAATATAGCAATTGTACACCCAACTACAAGGAAAAAGATTGATTCTGGTTTATTGAAAGCAACATTAACAGGCCCTGCAGTAGGAGATGTTGAAGTAGTTGTAGCTCCATCTGGATTACCAGAATTACCTGTAGAATTATTTACAACTAATAACACTAATGGTATTGGTATTAAAACGGTTACTAGTAATAATACTGGAATATTTACTTGTTATATTACCACTCCATCAACAGGATACTCTCCACTTCCATTTACAGTAGGTGATGAGGTCTTTATAGAAAATATGGTTAAAGTTGGTACTGCTGGTACTGGATTTAACTCTGTAGATTTGGGTTATAGATTCCCTAAAGTTATAGCATATACACCAGGTACGACAGATTCAGTAACCCTTGATGCAACTGAATTCACAACAAATTGTGGTGTTGCTGTTACTGATCAGGGATCTTTAGCAGTAATCATTAATAAGAATAATTATCCAACATTTACAACTTATCAATACCCATCTCAATTTATTGTTGGGGAACAAATAATTTCAAACGATGTTGTAAGAGATTTATACATTACTTCAACTGAAGATGATGCAAGAAATCCTGACTTTATTAAAGTTTTTGGAACTTATCAATTAAGTCCTGATGAAGTTATTGTTGGAAAGGACTCTGGAACAATAGCGGCTATTGTTAGTCTTACTGAGAACCTTGGAAGATATTCTGTAAGTTATGCAGCTAAAAAAGATATTGGTTGGACTAATGATACTGGAAAATTAAATTTAGATAATCAAGTACTTCCTGACAATGATTATTTCCAAAATCTTTCATATACAGTTAAGAGTAGTCAAGAATATAGTACATTAAGAAGTCCAGTAAATGGATTACTTCATACTGCAGGCCTTAAGAACTTTGCAGATACAGGAATTACATCCACAACAGTAGTATCTGGAATTGGTAGTACAGATCAATCACTTTCTATTATTGATCTAACAGGTGATGAAAGAGTAGATACACTTTATAATTGGACTACTGCATATGATTTGGAATATAATAGCACTGTTGGTAATCTAGCTTTAACTGGTAAAGCATCTAAATTTGTTGAAGTTGAAAATAAGAGATTATCATCTTACTTACTTGGAAGGAGTAATCAAGTTCTGATAGTAGATGATATTAATAGGCAATTCTCAAACTTAGACGGTGAACCAAGTGAATTTTTAAATTTATTCGAAATAGAAGCTTCTCAACTTAATACTTTTGAATCTCTGTTTGTTAGAGTTACTAATCTAGATCAAACTGATATTCAAACAGCAGATTTGGTACTATTAAATAATTTTGGGACAGAATCTGTATTATTAGAGAAGCAGAAATTAAATGATGAAACATCTATTGGAACTTTTGATGTTCAAGAAACTTCTCTTGGAGATAGTTACCTTAGATTTATTCCTTTACCAGATGCATATAACACTGACTATGATCTTAAGGTTATTAGAACACAATTCAACGAACTTGCTGGTGTAGGTACATATGCAGTAGGATTTGTTAATATAACTGGTTCTGTTGGTATTGCTACTACTCTTTCAGCAGGAATAACAACTACAAGAATTGTTGGTTTAAATTCTGAGAAATATAGTTCATTACATTTACAAAATCATTTATTAAATGAAACAACAAATGAACAAAATTACTTAGAATTATATGTTACACATGATGGTGAAAATACATATACTTCTGAATATTTTGTTGATACCCATTCTGATCTTGGAATGTATTCAAATACTTTGATGGGTGAATTTGAGGTAGGATTCTCAACAGATTCTGGTTATGGTAATGAGTTAATAGTTGAGTATAAAAATGATTCAACAGACAAAATACAACTTAAGTCTAAAATAGTTGGATTTGGTACAACAGCTGTTGGAGTTGGAACTTATAGATTCTTAGCACCTGGTCAACCTCAAGGATCTGAACAAACTGCTCTTTATCAGTCTGATTATGCTACTGGTACTGGAACAAGAAATGTATTCTCAGTCCTTAACACTGACTTTAATGCAGTTAAGTCTGTTATTGAAGTTAGTGCTGGATCAACTAAAGCATTACATCAAGTATATTTAATGCACGATACTGGTGATGTTTATACACAACCATCACCATTCATATCTGTTGGTAGTACATCTGTTTCAGATTCTATGTCGGGAATAGGATCCTTCAACGGTAAATTTAATGGTAATCAACTACAACTTGAGTTTATTCCAGATTCTGCATATGCAAGTACTGAAATTCAAGTATCTTCATTAAATCTCTGTATGTATGGCCCATTAGATACACTTAATGAAGAACTTACTTCAGATCTTGAATTTGGTAGTGGAAGAGAAAATCTTAAATTATTCTTCTATAATGCAATTAATGGTGATAGGATTAATAGAAAGAATTTTACCTTAACCTCTGGAAGTACTCCAATTTTTGCTAAGACATTTAATCCTGCTGCAACAAATATAGTTAATCTTACATCAGGTACATTTAGTATTGATAATCATTGGTTTAGAACTGCAGAAGAATTAATATACAAACCAAATTCAACATTTGTTGGTGTTGGATCTACTCCAATGCAATATGTAGATAGTGGCGGTGGAATTAATTCATTAACAAGTCCTGTATTTGCTATTAGAGATGGTAGTGATTCATTCCAGATAGCAACTACTAAGACATTAGCACTTGCTGGTACTGGTGTTACATTTGTTGGTGTTGGTACAGGAAATGCACATGAATTCCAAATGGCTCTTGCTAATACAAAAGCAGTCATTACTATTGATAATTTAATACAATCTCCATTAGCATATAATCCAATTGCATTCAGTCTTCAGAATAATACAGAAGATATTGATGGTGCTGGAACATTAGGTATAGGTACTACTGCAACCACGTTCTCACTTAGTGGTATTTCATCTCTTGGCCCTGATGATATTGTGAGGGTTGGTGAAGAGTATATGAAGATTCTTAATCTTGGAATAGGTACTGAAACAGATGGCCCAATTACTGGAATTGGAACAACATCTCTTATTGAAGTTGAAAGATCCTTCGTTGGTTCAGCACCATCAGCTCATGCAAATAACTCAACTGTTCAACTTTATAGAGGTTCATATCAAATTGTTGGTAAGGAAGTATACTTCACAGATTCTCCTAGAGGTAATCCTCAGGTAGAGAAAGATGCAGGTAATTTACCTTTCCCAACATCATCATTTACTGGACGTGCATTCTTAAGGAATGATTATAATACTAACCAAATATATGATGATATAACAGATGAATTTACTGGACTTGATACCAAATTCAGATTAAGAGTTGGTGGTGCAAATACTGTTGGTCTAGGAAGTACTGGTGGTAGTGGATTAGTTCTTATTAGTAATATCTTCCAGAAACCATCTGCTGCAAATAATCCAGATAATAATTTCGAAATTCAAGAAGACACTAGTGTTGGAATTAGTAGTGTTGTCTTTACAGGTATAGCATCTGCTACAGGAGATGTTTATATTAGTGATGCTGATGTAAACCAAAACCAACTACCAAGAGGTGGTGTGTTAATTTCTCTTGGATCTACACCAGGATTGGGATATGCTGTTCCAGTACCAGCAAAAGCATATATTGAAACTGATGCTGCTGGTAGTATTACTAGTATTGTTGGATTCCCAACTGTTGCATCAACTAAGAATCCAATTACAGCTGCAGATTATGATAATGTTACTGGTGAATTAGAACTTACTACACTTAATCCCACTTATTTTGAATCTGGTGTTATTAAACAAGTTAAATTGGTTGGCCTTTCGTTTACATGTAACGATAGTTATAGTGTATCTAATGCAGTTTATCAACAAACTACTGGTAATTTAGTATTAACAATTGGTGCTAATGCTTTAGGTGTAGGCCAGAGTGTTGGTATTGCAACCAATTCATTAACATTTACATGTTCACAGGATGGGTATTCCTCTTATCATTCATATCCACGTCATGGTACAGATCCTATTGCTGGAATAGCTACACCAATTATTGAAAGAACTGCTGAAACCATAACCATTAATGTTGGTACTGGAACAGATTCTATACATCAATTTGTAGGTGTAGGAACTGATGCAGTAATAATCAATAGTGGATTCTCTGGTATAACAACTACAATCTATCCTAAGTATCCTGTAGGATTAACAAGTACTAGTGAAGATTATACAATTTTAGATGTAGATGAAAGAGATTATACTCATCAATTTGTAGGTACTGCAACTAGTGCTCTTTATTCTGGTGGTGATTTTGCACATACATTCGTTTCTGCTGACACTAATGCAGTAAACGGTAGTCTAACTCCAAATGGTGGAGATTATAATGCTAATACTGGAGTTCTAACTCTTACATTCTCTGGTGCACATGGTGTTGCTGGTGGTGGAAATGTAACTATTGCTAATGCTTCATTAATTTTCAAATGCTCTAGAGATAATTTCCAGACAGAACATAGATATCCTAGACCAAGTGATCCTGCATATGGACAAACATTAACCGCAACGGTACCAAATTTAACAACTATTGAAGTCCCTGTAGGCACGTCTCCTGCCTCTGAGAAGAACGTAACTGCTGCAACCTATATTCCCGCAACTGGACAAGTAGAATTGACTGTAGGGTCAGGCCATGGGTATAGTGCTGCATCCCCAATAACAGCAACTAATGCGACTTATACACAGTCAACTGGACGATTAGTAGTTACTAGTAATGGTCATGGTCTTGTTACTGGTGATAGAGTCTTATTAACAGATGGTTGTTTAACATTTACTTGTGCAAAAGACAGTAATGCTACAGAACATTCATACCCAAGAGTAAATGATCCTGCTCATGCTAAATGGTTAGCAGTTCATGTATACACTATAAACACATTTACTGTATATGTTGGTGCAGCCGCAGATACCGCAGATCAATATGCACATACCTTTATAAGTGGTGCAACTAATGGTATTCTCAAGAAAGTTGGTAAGACTGTTGGAATTAAGACAGAATCATTAGGATTCAAGTGCTCAATGGATAATTATGCAACTATTCATGATTATCCACGTTATGGAGATCCTGCAGGGGATGGTTCAGTTATTGGTATAACATCAGTAACTACAAGCACAATTACATTGGATGTTGGTAAGTTACCAAGATATAGATTTACTACTAATGTAGGTGTTAACTCTATACCTCACCGATACCTTGGTAGAGGATATGCACTTCCATGGTATGGAGATGCAACATATGGTTCTGCTTATAGTGGATCTGTTTCTATAGGAATTACCGATTCACCATATGATCATAAATTTGTAAGTGCTACAAGTAATGCTATAGAAATTGGTGGTGATTATGGACATTCATTTGTAAGTGGTTCTAGTGATCTTGCAAACGCAGTATACAGTGGTGGAAATTATAAGCATACCTTCGTTAGTGGTGTTACTGATTCTGTTACTAAGGTTACTGGTGGAGGTAAATTAACTCCTGTTGGAGCAGCATACACAGGCTCTACTGGTGTATTGCAAATAACCTTTGCATCTGCTCATGGAATTAGTGGTGGGCAGTCAATTAATATAGACAATGGTGCATTAACATTTACTTGTGATAGAGATAATAATGCTACAGAACATGCATATCCTCGTGCATCAGATCCTATTGCTGGAGTTAGTACTGTAGTTACTGTTCCTACTACAACTACAGTTCAATTAAATGTAGGTTCATCACCTAATGTAACTACTACTATTACTAGTCCATATGCAGAGTACAGTCCTGGAACAGGTATTGTTACCTTCTTTGTAGCATCCCATAATTTCAATTCACCAACTACTCATACAATTGCTGATGCTGGATACAATCCTACAACTGGATACTTAGATTTAACAGTTACAGGCCATGGTTGGCAGACTGGAGAATATGTTAAGATTGCAGAAAATTCATTAAGATTTACATGTGCTCTTGATAATCATGCAACAGATCATTACTATCCAAGATTTAGTTCTGCAGATAAAGATGAAACTGGAAGTCAGTGGTTACCAATTCAGCAAGTAGGTGTTAATACATTTGCTGTTTATGTTGGAGTTGCAGGAGATATAAATGCAGGTATTCATACATTTGTATCAGCATCTCAACCACTTACTAAGTCGGTTGATGAGATTGGAATTAAGACCGATTCATTAGCATTTACATGTGGTAGAGATGATAATCAATCTGTTCACACATATCCAAGATTAGGAAAAGATCCTCTTAATATTTCATACAGTAAAGTTGTTGGTATTGCTACAACTGGTGCTACTTCATTCAGTATTTTTGTTGGAGTAACAACAAATTCAACACTTGATGTACTTGATTCCACTTATGAAGGTGGAAGTGGCGTATTGAAAGTAGTAGTTGGTGAAGAAGCCATGACTGCTGTTGCTGCTAACAACAATAGAATAGGAATTGTAACAGAATCTCTTACATTTACTTGTGATAAAGATAATCACAGAACAGATCATGCGTATCCTCGTTTATCGGATCCAGTTGTAGGTATCTGTACAGATGTTATTTCATCTGATGCAACTTCATTTGATGTGTTCGTTGGATCTAGTGTTGGTACTAATGGTGTAATAAATGCATCAATTGTAGAATATAATAAGCATAACTTTATAACTGCTGGTGTAGGATCAATTACTGCAAATGCAGGTGGCCCATTTACAGCAACTACTGGTACTGAATATGATCCTTCAAGTGGAATATTAACAGTAACAACTACAGGAAGTCATGGATTCACTCAATCAGGAATCAATACAGCAAAATCAGGTACTACTTACAATCCAACTACAGGTATTTTAGAAATTGAGACTGTAGGTGGTGCTCATGGATGGTCAAATGGAGACTTAATTAAGATTGAAGAGAATTCTCTAACCTTTACATGTACATTGGATGGTAATGCTACACAGCATACTTATCCAAGACCTGGTGATCCTATCCATAATAAGTGGATTCCAATTAGTAATGCATCTTTTGCTACTTTCCAAGTTAATTGTCTTAAGAGAGTACCATCTACAAATACTTCAACACATACATTTGTATCTGCAGCTGCTAGTGGAATCCAGAAAGCAAATAATACTGTTGGATTCACTACTGGTGGTTTAACATTCACATGTGCTAAGAACAATCATCTTGATCTTCATACTTATCCTAGACCTAAGAAAGATCCTGTACATAATGCAACCATAGGTGTTGAACAAGTATTTGCTGCAAATAAATTTACGGTTAATGTAGGTAAATCACCATCAGGAACTGGAGCAAGATTAGATCTTAGTGTTGGTGCTGCTGGTACAAATTATATTAATCCTAGTTTAATTATTCCAGAACCTTCATATAGTAATCTTGAAGTTACTGGTATATCAAGATTAGGTGAAGGCCCAACTACAAATACTGGATCAGGTTTATTAGTTAATGTTGGTATGGGTCAACGTCCTCGTGGAGATGAGCATAGATTTGTAAGTGCTGGTATTAATTCAGTAACTAGAAGTATTGGTGGAACCTTGACTGTTTCTGATGCTGGATATATTCCATCAACAGGTATTCTTGAATTATCATTTACTGGTGCTCATGGTTTATCAGGTGCTAATACAATTCAGATTGCTAATGATTCTTTAACCTTTACATGTGGTAGAGATAACTTCAACAGTGAGCATGATTATCCACGTACATCAGATCCTGTATCTGGTCAGAGTATTGCTATCACTGAAATTGTAGATACTGATACTATTAAGGTCTTTGTTGGAATAACAACCTTTAGTGATCTACCTTATGGTGAAATGACTGAATATGGACTTACTAGAAGTGGCTATGGGTTTAGAAGAGGTGATCAGTTTACACCTGTTGGTTTAGTTACAGACTCTAATTTAAGAGAAATAGTGACTCCTGCAATATTCACTGCAGTTGATATTCATAATGATTCGTTTGCAGCATGGCAATTCGGACAATTTGATTACATTGATTCTATTAAAAATCAGCAAGATGGATCTAAGACAAGATTTGAATTAAAATATGATGGTTCATTATTAGCATTTGAATCTGAAGATACTCCAGCATTCCCTGAAATGAATCTTTCAAATGCATTATTAATTATCATTAATGGTGCTATTCAAGAACCAGGAGTTGCATATGACTTTGATGGAGGAACATCATTCGTCTTTAGGGAAGCACCTAGAGCAACTGATGATGTAAGTATATTCTTCTATCGTGGAACTGATGGTGAAGATACTCTTCTAATTACTGATATTAAAGAAACACTAAAACCTGGTGATATTATTGAACTATTGAGAATGGAGTCTGATAAAGTAAGTCAGACCGATAGAACAATCGAAGCGATTGTTGATTCTGATAGAATAGAAACTAGTTTCTATACTGGGGCAGGAATTACTAGTGAAAGAAAGCAGTTTAGTTGGACTAAACAAAAAGTTGATAAAATTATCGGTGGTCAGGTTGTTTCTAAAGCAAGAAGTATAACAGAACCATTAGTCTTCCCAACAGCGAAGATTATAAGAGATCTATCTTCTACAGAAACTGGCCAAATATTTGTTGATAATGCATCCATATTTAATTATGAAGGAGATCTTCCTACTAAACCTATTGGTGGATTTATTGTAGATAATGCAATTCCAGAACCTCGTGCTGCATCTTTAACTGCTACAATCAATGCTTCTGGTCAATTATCAGGGCTCACTATTGTAGATGGTGGTCTTGGATATGTCGGTGCTTCAACTAATCTATCAGTTGGAATACCAACAAGTGGTATTGGTGTTGGTATAGGAACTACTGCTACTGCTACTGCTACTATAACAAATGGAGTTATCTCAGGTACTTCAATTACAAATGCAGGATTTGGATACACTTCTACCAATGTACCTAAAGTTATAGCACCATTACCATTATATAAATCTGAATTAGTAAGTAATATTACTGCTGTTCAAGATATTACTGGATCTATTACAGGAATTGGTACAACTACTAAAGCAGGATCATCCAGTGGTTTAGCATTGATGTTTGAAGTATACTCTGCTGGTGGCCTTGCTGTCTTAGCAGATGGTCGTCCGATCAGTGTTTTTGATACACAGATAGGAACAGGTGTAACTTCAATATATGATTCTGATAGTGAAATAATTGGTATAGGAACAGAATTCCTAGACAATATTTACAATATTAGTGGTAATCATGGAGGATATAGTGGTACTACCTCAATTTTAGTATGTAACATTAAATCTGATACTGTACATACTGGGCTCAGTACTACAGGTGCATGGACAAATAATCCAGCAGGACACTTCTCAATGGGTAGATTGAGTGGAACAATTACCAGAAATACAGGTAATCCAATAGCAATTGGTGTTAGTGGTTTAACCGTTAATTCTGGTCTAACTACCTTCCCAACAATACAGAGAAGGTTAGAAGGTTTTAGAGATAGTGGGGCTGTCGATCCAACATCTTAATAAACTATTATAAATATCTAAAAAACAAATTAATATGTCTGCCGTCGTAACAGATCAATTTAGAATATTTAATGCAAGTAATTTTGTAGAATCTGTACTTGATACATCCAACTCCTATTATGTTTTTTTAGGGTTGAGTAATCCTACCTCTCCTAATCCAGGATTTGGTAGGACTAGTACGTGGGATAGTTCTGCACCTTTATTGCCAACAGATAATCTTCAGTATGAAGCACAATATAGAAGTACTTCACTATTTGGTCAAAAAATAAATGCAAATAATATAAGAAGGGTTATAAGAAAAGTCCAATGGACTAAGAACACTTCTTATGATATGTACAGACAAGATTACAGTATTAGTAATCCTGCTCCCATATCAAAAACCCCTAGATTATATGATGCAAATTATTATGTTGTTAATAGTGATTATAACGTTTATATCTGTTTAAGTAATGGTTCTTATGGTGCACCAGGTTCTGCGACGGCCAGTGGTGGTAAATCAAAAGATGAACCAACATTTACAGATTTGGAACCATCTGCTGCTGGAACAAGTGGAGATGGATATGTTTGGAAGTTTTTATTCTCAATAACACCTAGTGATATTATAAAATTTGATTCTACAGAATATATTGTAGTTCCTAATAATTGGTCTACTTCTACAAACTCTCAAATTCAAAATGTTAGAGAGGCAGCTGATTCTGATGTTAACTTTAACCAGATTAAGGAAGTATATATTGAAAATCCAGGTGCTGGATACAATAATGGAACATATTCAGTAGATATTCTTGGTGATGGTACTGGTGCAAAAGCATCTGTACAAACTGTGGGTGGAATTATCCAATCAGTAACAGTAACAGCTGGTGGAAGTGGATATACTTATGGTATTGTTGATTTAGGTCTACTTCAACCTACAGGTACTTCTCCAAGTACTTTTGCTAAATTGATACCCATTATACCTCCTTCTAGAGGACATGGATATGATGTTTATAAAGAATTGGGTGCAGATAGAGTTCTAATCTATGCAAGATTTGATGATTCTACAAGAGATTTTCCAACAGATACCACATTTTCTGAAGTGGGACTTGTAAAGAATCCATCTACATTCTCATCCAAAAATACCATTTTCACTGGTAGTCAATATTCATCTTTAGGTGCAATTAAATTTGGATCATCCTTTGATGGTAGTTCTATTTCTATTGGTAGTTCTATAGCACAAACACGTAGTGATGGTGGTGTTGCTCGTGGATATGTTGCTTCCTTTGATAAGCAAACTAATGTTTTAAAATATTATCAAGATAGATCCCTATATTTTGGAAATAATGTAGATCAGACTGATTATATTGGTGTTAGTACAGATTCTAAAGTATTGGGATTTGAAGCTACAACCAATAGTATTAGTTTTGCTGCAGGTGGCCCATCTGACACTTCTCCATCTATTGCATTTACTGGAAACACTTATACTGATGGTACTAAAGAAATAGATTTAGGTGTCTATTTTACAAGTGGACTCGCTGACCCAGAGATAAATAAAACTACTGGCGATGTAATTTATATTGATAATCGCAAGTCAGTCACTAGAGATAGCAGACAAAAAGAAGACATTAAAATCATACTGGAATTTTAAAAACTCATGGCTCAGAAAAAAGATTTAAATATCAGTCCTTACTATGACGATTATGATCCTAGTAAGAATTTTTACAAGGTTTTATTTAAACCAGGATTTCCAGTTCAAGCTAGAGAATTAACAACATTACAGTCAATTCTACAAAATCAGGTTGAGCAATTTGGTAGTCATGTCTTTAAAGAAGGATCTATTGTAATTCCTGGTGGAATTACTGTTGATTATCAATACAATTCTGTAAAATTGAGTCCTTTGCAGTTTGGAATTGATGTTTCAATTTATGCTGATCAACTTGTAGGTAAAGTTATAGAAGGTAGAACTTCAGGTGTAACTGCAACTGTGGATAAAGTTGTACTTCCTGATGGAGTTAATGTAACCGACTTAACATTATATGTAAAATATATTGATTCTAGTCCTGTTGATTTTCAAACTGAAGTATTTACTGATGGTGAATCATTAATAGCAAAAGAAAATATAGTTTATGGTAATACTACTATTGCTACAGGCCAAGAAGTTGCAACTTTAGTAGCTAGTGATGCAACATCCGTAGGATCTGCATGTTCTGTGGCTGATGGTGTCTATTTTATTAGAGGAACTTTTGTCAATGTAACGAAGCAAACAATAATTTTAGATTATTATACAAATACACCTTCATATAGAGTTGGTTTAAAGATTGATGAATTAATAATTGGTGCAAAAGACGATCCTTCATTATATGATAATGCACAAGGATTTACCAATTATGCTGCTCCTGGTGCTGATAGATTTAAAATTGCATTAACTCTTACTAAAAAAGCAACGAATAATTATGATGATTCTGATTTTGTTGAGATTGTAAAGGTTGTTAATGGCGAAACAAGAAAGATAACTACTAAAAATAATTATAATATAATCAAAGATTATATTGCTGAAAGAACATTTGAAGAATCTGGAAATTATACTTTAAACCCATTTGATATAAGTGTTAATAATTCACTAAATGATAGATTAGGAAATGGTGGAATATTTTTCTCTGATGAGCAAACAGAGCAAGGAAATACTCCTTCAGATGATTTAGCATCTCTAAGAATTGGTGGTGGAACAGCATATGTTCATGGATATGATATTGATACAGATAATACAACCATTTTAGATGTTCCTAAACCAAGAGAAACTGAAACTATAGAGACTGCTCAAGTTCCTTTCTTAATGGGAAATAGGTTACAACTGAATAATGTTGGAGGCCAACCTCAGTATAGAAAAGAAATTGCTTTATATAATGGATATTCGGCATCTACTCCAAATATAGGTAGAGCAAGGGTATATTCTTTCAGTTTAGATAGTAATGAATATCAAGGTGCTGCATCAAAATGGAATTTATATCTATATGATGTTCAAACATTTACTAGATTATCATTAAATAGATCACTTTCAGTAACAGAAGTTTTACATAGTTATCATGTAAAAGGTGCAAATAGTGGTGCAACTGGTTATGTATGGAATTCTGGTGGAGCTGGTAGTGGTGGTACTAGTGGAACAGGAAATGATCTTCTTGTGGAACAAACATCTGGTAGATTCTTAGCAAATGAACCACTTATTATTCAAGGTAATTCTCTTTCTGTACAAACAGTTGCTGTAAAAGCATTTGGTATTAAAGATGTTAAGTATGTTAAGCAAACTGCAGCAGGTGTTTATGCACAAGACTTTACTGCAACTACATTCTTAGAAAAATACCCTTTACCTAATGGAGTGACAGTTGGAATCGTAACCAATTCTGGACAAACATTAAGATCACCAGGTGGAGTATTTACTGGTATCGCAACTAATACTATAATTAGATATTCTCAAGGTGATGGAGATGAAATATTTGCAAATGTAGATTCTATTTCTGCTGATGGTGCTTCTGTGGCTCTTGGTGCTTTGGGTGTAAGTGTTGCTGGAATATTCAGTGGAACACCTATTAATACTAATGGAACTGTAAATATATCTGTTGGTGCACCGTCTATTAGAGATAATGAGCAAGGTTCATTATATACAGTATTACCAGATCCTAATATTTCTTCTCTTGATCTTACTGGATCAACATTAACAATTTCTGCACAAATTACTGGAGAAGGTATTGCATCTTCCACAACAACTCTCAGTGTAGATGGAACTCCAGGAGTTAAAGATGGTGCTGGAGTCGCAATTGCTACAGCATTTTTTGATTCATATAGCCCAAGTAGATATTCTATTCATTATGGATCTACTACTGGAGTTGGCTCAGTAACTTCTGGTAATTTTAGTTTGAATAGTGGTGGATCTGAAGTTGTAATTACAGGATTAAATGCTAGTGACTCTAATACTGTTGCTAATGTAACTGCAGTTAAACAAGGTATTCAAAGTAAAGTTAAAAATTATGTTAAGAGTAATATTCTAGATGTAACTTTATCTAAATTACAACAATCTGGTATTGGTACTGGTATTCGAGATGGATTAACATGGAATAAGAATGCATATGGTTTAAGAGTTCAAGACCAAGAAATATCATTGAATGTACCTGATGTAGTTAAGGTTCTATCGGTTTATGAATCAACTGATGAAACTCAACCAACCTTTGATAATATAGTTTTTGGTGCTACAGCAGCTGTTGCATCAAATGCTGTTATTGGTGAACATATAGTTGGACAAACTTCTAATGCTATTGCTAGAGTTGTTACAAATAATGGATCTACACCATCCTCAGGTGGAGCTAATAAATTAGGTGTTGTATATTTAAATGATAGAATATTTGAATTAAATGAAGATGTAGTATTTGATGAGTCAAATATCAATACTACTGTTGAAGGAATTAATACTGTAGAGACAGATGGTAAGTATCAGAATGTTACAAAATCATTTACTTTAGATAAAGGTCAAAGAGATCAATTCTATGATTATTCAAGACTTGTTAGAAAATCAAATTCCTCTATACCATCCAGACGATTATTAATCGTATTTGATAAGTATGTTGTCCCTACTAGTGATAAGGGAGATGCATTTACTGTAATGAGTTATGATAAAGCACGATATAGTGAAGATATTCCTGAAATTGGCCATGATAAAGTAAGAGCAACAGATACACTTGACTTTAGACCTAGAGTACCAGATTTTAGTAGCAATACTGTATCTCCATTTGCTTTTGATTCAAGAACAACAGAATTTAATTCTAAGCCAAAATTCTTAGTAGCATCTGGTGAAACTTCTATTCTAGGATATGATTATTATCTTGGTAGGATTGATAAATTATTCATTGATAAGAATGGTATCTTATCAATTCAAGAAGGAACTTCAGCAAGAGTTCCTCTACCTCCTTCATCTGATAATAACTCAATGGAGTTGGCTACATTAATATATCCACCATATCTTTTTGATCCAGATGATACAGCAATGTATCTTACTGATAATAAGAGATATACGATGAGAGATATTGGTATTCTTGAAGATAGAATTGATAGTTTGGAAAGAGTAACCACATTATCATTACTTGAAGTAAGTACAGAAGCATTAAAGGTACAAGATGCTCAGGGTAATGATAGATTTAAGAGTGGGTTCTTTGTTGATGATTTCAAGAATAATGATCTTATTGATCTTGAGTATTCTGCTATAAGTGTTGATGAAAATTTACAGGCAATAAGACCTATTATTGGACAGAATAGCCTTGAAAGTTATTTAATGCCTTCTACTAGTATAACTGATCAAGAATTAGATACATCAGAAGACTTTGCTCTATTAGACTCTAATGTTGTAAAACGTGGAAATTCAGTTCTTTTGGATTATGATGAAGTTGAATGGATAAATCAACCTCTTGCAACCAGAGTAGAAAATGTTAATCCATTCCATGTTATTGCATTTGATGGTATTGTTGAATTAACTCCAGCAAGTGATAGTTGGGTTAGAACTATTAGATTGAATGATTCAACTACTAGAACAACTCTTAATAGATCAAGAACAGATATTCGAAATATTGTTAATGGAAGAAATCGGGGATCTAATTTCTCTGGTGGAGGATTTGACTTTAGAGGTTCAACAACAAGTAGAAGAACTGAAGTTCGTACAACAACTGAAGCAGCTGATGTTATAACTTCTACTGGTGATGATAGGTTCATGAGATCTAGAAACACTGCATTTGATGCTTCACTTCTAAGACCAGTACAAAGACATTATCAATTCTTTGATGGCCAAAGTGGTGTTGACTTTATACCAAAATTATTAGAAATAGCAAATAGCAGTAGTTTAGATAATTCTGGATCTGTTGGAACGTTCCAAACTGGAGAAACTGTTAAAGGTTATGATCCATTAAGTGGTAAACTTATTATTACTTTTAGAGTTGCTGCTTCAAATCATAAAACAGGCCCATTTGCTAGTCCAAAAACTGTTTATGCATTTAATCCATATAAACCTGCAGAGGGATTACAATCAGCATATACAAGCTCTTCTAAGGTATTGAACGTTGATGTTAAAGGATTAGCTGCAAGAGCACAGGGATTGTATAGTGGTTATCTTCTTAAAGGATCAAAATTAGTTGGCCAAACAAGTGGTGCAGTTTCTTATGTTAAGGATTTAAGATTGATTACTGATAATTATGGTGATTTGAAAGGATCTTGGTTCTTAAGAAATCCTTTTGTTGATCCACGACCTAGTGTTGCAATTAGGGTTGGTAGAAAATCTTATAGATTGACACAAGACAAGAATAATAAGAAACCACTTAAGGGAAGTAAATTAATTTCTTCAGCAGAAACTAATTTTAGATCTCAGGGAAGATTCCGTGAAATACAACTTCAAACAACTATTACAACTATTAGAACTCAGATTACTACCATTACAAGAAGATGGGAAGAAGATAATGGTGATCCTTTAGCACAATCATTTATTGTTGCTGCTAATATACCAGTACCTGATGCATCTACTATACAAAGTGCTAATACTAACTTAGATGATGATCAACATGGTGCATTCTTAACTTCTGTTGATTTATTCTTTGGTAGGAAACCACCAACAGGACAAAGTAATCCATGTATTGTTCAAATAAGAACTATGGAGTTAGGAACTCCAACTTTAATCAGTCTTAATGTTGGTGAAGTATTGTATCCCGATGATATAACAACTTCAAACGATGGTTCAGTTGCAACTAATGTTAAATTTAAAGAACCAATTTACTTAGAGGCTGGTGGTGAATTTGCAGTAGTTCTTCTTTCAGAAACTAGCGATCAATATGAAGTTTGGATTGCTAGAATGGGTGAGAAGGTTGTAGGTGGTTCTTCTGGTGATGGTGTTGGTGGCTCTACTATAATCTATACTCAGCAATGGGCATTAGGTAGTCTCTTCAAATCACAAAATGGATCTATCTGGTCACCAAGTCAGATGGAAGATATGAAGATGAAGTTGTATAAAGCACAATTTAAACCTTCTACAGGAACCGCATACTTCTCCAATCCAACTTTAGCTGAAAGTAATGATTATATACCTGTACTTGATGATAATCCAATAACTACAATTGCTAAATCAGGTAAAATTGGTATTACTACTCTTGCCGTAGGACATGCTGGACTTACAACTTTCGTACCAGGTACAAAAATTCTAGGATCTTCAAATAATGCTGTTCATGCATATATTGTTGGAACTGGTGCATCAGTAACGGGCACTTCCCTTACATCTGGTGGATCAGGATATAATGAAACTCTTACTGACGTTAGTACCTTTAATGTAATAGGTAGTGGTGAAGGATTTAAGATTAAGATTAATGCGGTAGATGAAAATGGTACAATTACAAATGCAGGATTTACAACAGCTGGTATAGCAAAAGGTTACAAAGTTGGTGATGTTGTAGGTATTGTAACTGCTGATGTTGCTGGAGATGTAGGTTCTGGTGCTTTATTAACTGTTATTGAAAATAGTGGTCTTGATACATTATACCTCTCTGGTATTCAAGGAACATCTGCTACAGGATCATTTAAAGATACTGAAAACTTTAGATATATTGATCCTGTAAGTGGAGCTATACAAAATGCTTCTACTGGTAGTGGCCCTGTTTATACTTCAGATTTAGTAGTTGATGGTGCACCATATGATGGTAAACATTTCTTGGTCAATCAATTTGATCATGGTATGCATGCCACTAATAATAAATTAGAATTATTTGATATTGAAGGTAATTCTCAAAAATCAAGTCTTTCACTTGATTTAGCAGTAAATGCATCATCTATTAGTGTTGGATCTACTGTTGGATTCTCTACTTTTGAAGGAGCACCTATTGGTGTTGGAAGTACTGGTTATATAAGAATTCAGGATGAAATTATTGGATATAGATCAGTAGGAAATGGAACTTTAGATGATCTTGTTCGTGGTGTAGATTCTACTTTAACAACACCATATAGTTCTGGTGATAAAGTAGAAAAATATGAGTTAAATGGAGTTTCTTTAAGAAGAATTAATACAACTCATCAAATTTCTCCAATCGATATTGGATTAAATTCATATTATGTTGGATTTAACACTACTAGCGGTGGTAAGATTAGAAATGTTGATGCAATTGCTAATCCAGAATTATCATTTACTGAAACTGGTTTTGCTGGTGGGCCTGAGGTTAAAGGAACTAAGAATATACAATTTGAACAGTTAACTCCTTGTTATAACATTGTTACACCATCACCTTTAACTAGTGTTAAAGGATCTATTAGAACTGTAACGGGAACTAGTGTTGATGGAAATGAAGTTTCATTCCAAGATAAGGGATTCCAACCTGTAGAGATTAATAGTATTAATACTTTGACTACTCCAAGATTGGTGTGTTCTAAGATAAATGAAACTACCTATTTGGGTAATATTGAAAGGAATAAATCATTTACTACAGGAATAACATTATCTACTCAAAACCAAAATGTATCTCCAATAATCTATACAGATGTTGCTTATACACAATTTGGAACAAATATGATAGACAAACCTGTCTCAGATTATGCTTCTAATGCTGAAGTTAAATCTCATAATGAAGATCCTCATGCTGCAGTTTATGTGTCTCAATTAGTTCAGATTAATAAGGCTGCCGATGGTTTAAAGGTAATTGTTAGTGCATATAGAGATTCTAGTGCAGACTTTAGAGTTCTTTATGCTTTAGAAAGACCCGATTCTATGGGAGTATTGCAGGAATTTGAATTGTTCCCTGGATATGATAATCTTAAGGATACAACTGGAGATGGTTTTGGTAATCAGATAGTAGACTTATCTAAGAATAGTGGTTTACCTGATTCATTTGTTACACCAAGTTTAGATAATCAGTATAAAGAATATCAATTTACTGCAGAAAATCTTGGTGAATTTACTGGATATGTAATTAAGATTGTGATGTCTTCCAGTAATCAAGCTTATCCAGTTATAATTAAAGATCTTCGTACTATTGCTATTAAATGATTAAGGTTAAAGGATACTCAGGCCTATACCGTGATGAAAATACTGGTGCGATTGTCAATTGTAATGATTCAGAGTACAGACACAGATTAGTTAAAATACAAGCTGTTGATTCTCAAAAAAAGGAGATAGACAGATTAAAGAATGAATTAGATGAAATAAAGGCTTTACTTAAAGACTTAGCTAATAAGAATAGCGTTTAGTACTCCTATAAATAAGGTAGAGGGATTCTTCTCGTAAATACATGGCTGCAGTATACGTTAATAATCTTGTAGTAAATACAGGATCCACATTTCAACAAACTTTTAATTTAGAATCTACAGATAATAATGCTGCTTTAAATTTGAGTGGGTATACCGTTAATTCTCAAATGAGAAAGTGGGCAGGTGCGTCTGCAGCTACAGATTTTGTTGCTTCTATTCCTACCCCACTAGAGGGAAAAATTCTATTGGAGTTAACGTCTACAACTACTGCAGCATTAAAAGCTGGTAGATATGTTTATGATATTCTTATTACAAAAGGAGGTGTGACGGAAAGAGTCGTTGAAGGGAATGTCTTAGTTAGAGAAGGAGTAACGAGGATCTAATAATGGCAGATATTAGAGTAAGAGTTGGCCAACAGAATAGTGTAAAGATACTGTCCAGTGCATCTGGTGGTGAGGCTCTTACTGCTATCACCGCACAAAATGTAGTTGGTGGTATTGCTTCAGTATCAAGCTTAGATGTTAACACTGGTATTTCTACATTTGGTGCAGATGTACACTTTAAGGGTGTTGCTGGTATAGTTACTGCATCATGGGATGCAAGTGATAATTCCTTTCTCTATAATTCAGGTTCAAAACTAAAATTTGGTACTGCTTCAACTCAATTAGAAATTTATAATGATGGTTCTAATAGTTACTTAAGTGAACTTGGAGCAGGTTCTTTAAGAATTGGATATGGCGGTACAGCAGAACTGTACAATGGTTCAACAAAAGTATTTGAAACGATCTCCACTGGTGCTACGGTTACTGGAGATCTTTATGTTAGTGGTGACTTATTCCTGAGTGATGATATCGTTCTTGATAACATATCTGCACAATCGCTAAATATCACAGGTATATCTACACTAAGTGTTCTAACAGCAACTCGTGTTCCTTTTGTTGGAACAGGGTCTACTTTAAGAGATAGTGCAGGATTTACATTTGATGGGTTAACTGATAGTCTTTCAATTGGTGGTAATCTTTCAGTTGGTGGAACAGTTACTTATGAAGATGTAACAAATGTTGATTCTGTTGGATTAGTTACTGCTGGTAAAGGCTTTAGAGCTACTACTGGTGGTTTAATAGTAACTGCTGGTATTGCTACCTTTGGTGCAATAGCAACATTTACTCAAGATGCTTATGTAGATGGAACATTAACTGCTGGATTAATCGATGGAGGATCGTACTGATGGCTAAACCAACTAGTAAAACTGAATTAATAGATTATTGTTATAGACAGTTGGGTGCTCCTGTTTTGGAAATTAATATTGATGATGATCAAGCTGATGATCTATTTGATGATGCGATACAATATTTCAATGAACGTCATTATAATGGTGTTGAAAAAATGTATCTTAAACATGCATTTACTCAAGAAGATATTGATAGAGGAAAGGCAAACGGAACAAGCGGAGTCGGTATAGTTACCACAAGTGTAGATTCTACAAGTGTAAGTGGGTTAGGAACAATTACATCTAATTGGTATGAGAATTCAAACTTTATACCTGTTCCCGATTCTATAATTGGAGTTGAAAAGGTATTTAAATTTGATAGTAGTACAATATCTAATGGGATGTTTAGTATTAAATATCAATTATTTTTGAATGACTTATATCAATTCAATACAATTGATTTACTTCAATATTCTATGGTTAAGACTTATCTAGAGGATATTGATTTCTTATTAACTACAGATAAACAGATTAGATTTAATCAAAGACAGGACAGATTATATTTGGATATTGATTGGAAATCTCAGGAGGTTGGTGAGTATATTGTATTGGAATGTTGGAGAGCATTAGATCCTACATCATATAGCCAAGTATATAATGATCCATGGTTGAAAAAATATTTAACTGCATTGATGAAAAAACAATGGGGACAAAATCTAATTAAATTTAAAGGAGTTAAACTTCCTGGTGGAATTGAATTTAATGGTAGAGAAATATATGATGATGGACAGAAAGAAATAGATGCTCTTTTAGAGAAGATGACTTCAGAATACGAGGTACCTCCTCTTGATATGATAGGTTAATGTTATGGCATTAAATCCATTTTTCCTCAAAGGTTCTGCAGGAGAACAAAGACTAATTCAAGATCTTATCAACGAACAGTTGAGGATGTATGGTGTTGAAGTCACATATCTTCCTAGAAAAGTAATTAATAAAGATAATATTTTTAGAGAAGTTCAATCATCAAAATTTGATGATAATTTTTTATTGGAAGCATATGTAAACACCTACGAAGGTTATACAGGTGCTGGTGATATAATGACCAAATTTGGTATGAGTTTAAAAGATGAATTAGTAGTAACTATATCAAAAGAAAGATGGGAAGATTTTATTGCACCATTTTTGGTTGCAATGCCTGATGATGAAATAATTGTTGATGGTAGACCACGTGAAGGAGATTTAATATATTTTCCATTAGGACAAAGAATTTTTGAAGTAAAATTTGTAGAGCATGAAAAACCTTTCTACCAATTAGGTAAAGGATATGTTTATGAATTGCAATGTGAACTCTTCGAACTTGAAGATGAAATTGGTGGATGGGATCAAATTAGTGAGAATACAGAGCAAATTGATGAGACACTGGTTAATTATGGTTATATGACTGAATTGAAGTTGATCTCTATCGGTTCAACTGCAACCTTAAGTATAGGTACTGCAACTGGATATGTTAGGAATATATTCCTTAATGAGGATGGATATGATTATACTACAGCACCTAATGTAGTAATATCTGGGCCAAATGTGGGTAGTGGAATTACTGCAACTGCTGTGGCTATAACTACACATGTAAATAATGTATATTCTGTTAAAGAAATCTTATTAACAAATGCTGGTGCTGGATATACTACACCACCTACAGTTACTATAGTAAGTACTGCAACAACAGCAACTAATGGTATTACCACATACAATGGTGTTGGTGCAGCTGCAACTGCAAACTTAGGCCCTGCTGGTACTGCTGGTATTCAGGTAATAACTACTGGTGTTGGAAATAGTGGTAGTGGTTATGCTGAGACACCAACTGTATTCATAGATGCACCACCTGTAGGTGCTGGAAATACTAGTGCTGTTGCTAGAGCAGTATTAGACAAATCTGGTAATATGATTACTCAAATCCTTATCTCTGATGCAGGTGTTGGATATACTTCTCATGCAGGTATAGCAACTATTGCACAACCAGCAGTTATAACTGGTATTGGAACTTATCAGTTTAATGAGATTGTTGAAGGATCTGTTACTGGTGCTAAAGGTAGAGTTAAGAGTTGGGATAGAGACGAAGTTGTCCTTAAATTGGGTACAACAGAAGGAACGTTTGCACCTAGTGATATTGCTATTGGAACTACTTCTGGTGCTAGATATAATGTTGATTATATTGCTAAAGCAGAATTTGCTGATAAATATGATCAGAGTGACACTATAGAAGAAGAAGCAGATGCTATTATTGACTTCAGTGAAACTAATCCATTCGGACAAGTATAATGTTAGGAACTTATTATTACCACGAAATAATTAGAAAGACTATAGTATCTTTTGGTACAGTATTTAATAATATTATTATTAAACACAAGACTCAAGATGGTGCAGATTATAATGACTTTAAAGTACCATTATCATATGGGCCTGCTCAAAAATTTCTTGCTAGGTTAGAACAACAGGCAGATTTAAATAAACCCGTTCAAACAACATTACCAAGATTATCATTTGAAATGAATACCCTTTCTTATGATCCTACCAGGAAAGCAGGTGTTACTCAAACATTTAAAACTTCTGATGGAACTAATTTGAAAAAGGTTTATATGCCTGTACCTTATAATATTGGATTTGAATTAAGTATATGGACAAAATTGAATGATGATGCATTACAGATTGTAGAGCAAATATTACCTTATTTTCAACCATCATTTAATTTGACGGTAGATTTAGTAAGTTCTATTGGTGAAAAAAGAGATATTCCTTTAGTTTTGGAAAATGTTTCCTTCCAAGATGATTATGAAGGAGATTTCTCTACAAGAAGAGCTTTAATATATACATTATCGTTTACTGCTAAAACTTATCTCTTTGGCCCAATTGCAGATACATCAGAAGGACTTATCAAAAAAGTTCAGACAGATATCTATACAAGTACTAATACTCAGACTGCTAAACGTGAAATGAGATATACCGTAACACCTGATCCTGCAGATGCAGGCCCTGCAGATGACTTTGGGTTTGATGAGAGTTGGGAATTTTTAGGTGATGGTAAAACTTATAGTCCAGTTAGAAAAGAGGATATTTGATTATGTCTAAATTTGATTCTATAGATGAAGCACTTAATACTAGTAGTGATATTGAAATTAGTACTACATCTGAAGCTAGTCCAGTTAAAAAGGATCCTCCTAATGAAGTACGCAAAGATTATGAATATACTAGAGGCAATCTTTATTCACTAATTGAAAAAGGTCAGGAAGCACTTAATGGTATTATGGAAGTTGCTGATGAGCAAGGTAGTGCAAGAGCATATGAAGTAGCAGGTCAGATTATTAAATCTGTTGCTGATACAACTGATAAGTTAATGGACTTGCAGAAAAAAGTAAAGGAAGTTGATGAAGAGAGTCATAAAACTACTAATAACGTAACTAACAATGCTGTTTTTGTGGGTTCTACATCAGATCTTTCAAAGATGATAAAGCAGGGATTTCTAAATAATAATAAAAAAGAAGAATAAAATGGACTGGGCAAAGTATCAAGAAAGAATTACCATTGAAGATAAGGATGGCAAATCCTTTATGGAATTTATAGATGTTATTGGGCCAATCCAAATAAAACAACAAATGAAGGAAAGGAATATGAGACAATTGGGGGAAGCAAAAAAAGAGAAGTGTAAATGCGACTGTGGACAAGATCCATGTATTACATGTGGTAAATCTCATCATTAATTGAACAATGTCTGTTGATAATGTATATCTTGGTAATCCGAATCTTAAGAAGGCTAATACTGCTCATGAATTTACAGAAGAGCAGATAATAGAATTCATGAAATGTAAACAGGATCCTGTTTATTTTACTAGAAATTATATAAAAATCGTTTCTCTTGATGAAGGGTTGGTTCCCTTTGATATGTATGATTTTCAAGAGAAATTAATTAATAGATTCCACGAGAATAGATTTAATATCTGTAAGATGCCTCGTCAAACAGGTAAATCTACAACTTGTGTTTCTTACTTATTACATTACGCAGTTTTTAATGATAATGTCAATATTGCAGTTCTGGCGAACAAAGCATCCACAGCTAGAGATCTACTTGGTAGATTGCAACTTGCATATGAAAATTTGCCTAACTGGATGCAGCAAGGTATAATATCATGGAATAAAGGTTCTTTAGAGTTAGAAAATGGATCAAAAATTTCGGCAAACTCTACTTCTTCATCTGCTGTCCGAGGTGGATC